CACCCCTCAAACTCTCAACCAGCGCTGGACTTCCTTGGAGTCAGCGCGGATGTCATGCCAAATTCGGAATCTTGGAGCACAATGCTCATGACGTCGTTGTCTGGCGGGATAAGCCACTTGCCAACGAGTGCCGACGACTCGCACACGAACTGCTCGAGTCCTACCAGCGTGGAGACATTCCAACAGCTCATTTCTGCGAGTCTCTCAAGTCCGAAACCCGCCCAAATGCAAAAATCGAACTTGTCAAAACCCGGACAATCTCAGTCAGCCCCCTTCACCACACAGTGGTTGCTCGACAACTGTTCGGCGGACTTAAAGCTTGGCTCCTCGGGAACCCCATCGAAAGCGGAATCTGTATCGGTGTCAACGCTCTTGGCCTCGACTGGACCCTTCTCCAACGGCGCATCTTCAGGCACAACAACATCATTTGCGGAGACTTCAGCAATTGGGACGGATCAATTCGGCCCTTCTTCGCAATGCACTGCTTCCTCCCTGTCGCACAATGGTTTTACTCAGGGGATTACTGGAATAGTGCGAGGTATATTTTTATGGAAGTCCTCGCATATAATATTTCCAGTGCCCCAATGTTCCACTTCGGCATGGCCCAAGGCAATCCGTCGGGCTGGGCTCTCACTTCTGAGTACAACAGTATCATTCACCTTTGTCTCTTGTATGCTTGGATTCACCATGCTCTCCAAGACGCTCCCCATCTCCTCCTCCCGCAACATTTGGACAACAATGTGGAACTACAAGTATACGGTGACGATCACATTCTTTCTGTATCAGATGAGTATGCCCGCTATCTCAACATGTATAGCCTGCGGGATTTCGTGGAACCACTTGGCTTCGGCTACACTGATGTGGTGGCTGACAAGAGCGGCGTCTTCCGCCCTTTCATCCCGAAGACGGAGGCGGAGTTTCTTTCGCGCCGTTTTGTGTCTCACAGCTCTGGCTATTGCCTGGCTCCTCGTGGGATCGATGCGATTCACGAACAACTCAACTACTGCCGTCGCAACGCCACAGTCCCTGACATTCAAGCCGGCGTCCTCGCTGCCTGCTACGAAATGTGGATGCACGGACAAGAAGAGTACGATAAATTTATCCGGAAGTTGGAACCCGTCCTGGACAAGAAACCCCTCATTTTTCCACTCCCCGATTTCAAAACACTTGAAAACATCTGGCTCGGCCGCATCACCGGGCGTGTCGATA